TTATCGGGAAAACTGGGGGGCAAGCCCCCCAATCCTAGTCGTTACTCGGCTGCGAACTGCATTACGGCAGGCGCTTCGTACTGCGCACCATATGCAACCTGTGGAGCCTCTTCGTTGCGGTCGTCAACTACAGTGACAGCGTCACCGCCTGCCTTGCCTTGCAGCGCTGCAATCGCGGCCAGTATCTTAGACTGCGCAACCTCAAGCTCGGCCAGTGTCCAACCGTCCTCGGCCAGCTTGCCCTTTTCTTGGGCCTTGGTGACACGATCAGCAGCGTCACTGATTACCTTGGCAGGGTTTACAGGCTTGCCAACCGGAGCAGTGTCGTCGTCGCTGTGTGAATACCATGCAGGCAGCGCAGCAGTAACGTCAGAGACATAGTCAACCGCGTCCGCGTCTGTAATGTCTTTAGGGTCGTTAGCCACGAGACGGTCGGCACGCAGGGTTTTCATTGCAGCCTTGTCTATCTTGTAGGTTTCACTGCCCTTGTCGAACTTGACAGGGAAGCTGGCTGCGATGAACTTGTCGAGCTTGGTGACGTTGACACCGACAATGCCGGCACGCAACTTCGTGAAGTATTGCGTATCGCCGTGAGCGAAAGCATAGCCAGCAGCAGACAGTACAATCGCTTGCACATTATCACGCAGCGTAGTAGCCGAACGTGTTACTGCGCCAATCTTCGTATTCATTTGAGTTTTGGTAAACATAACAATTCCTTTTGTTAGTGGGTTTCATCGACGGGGTAGACGTAAACCGACCGACCGATCAGCTTACGAATACCCCGCCCCATTGCTAGAGGGGTGATGGAGTATCCGAACTTTATTCAGCGTGCCCATCCTCATCGGTAGGGTTCGGCTGCAAGTATCGCATGGGGCAATACATAGGCAGTCCGCGCTTGGGTCACGATCGTCCGGTTTCCCCGCATGCATGTAGCGGTTGACTCTTGAGGGCCGTCCCTAACCGAGCGTGTACACGAGTGTGTGCATACGCAGGGGGTGACATGGCGGCGTATTACACCGACCCCAACTTTCCGACCGAGGGGGAACCTTGTCCTAGTAGGGCTTCTAACCCCCTCATAGATGGCGCGGCGTAAACGAGATGGGGGAGGGGACGAGGGGGGTGGCCACCCCACCCAGCCCTTATGTAACCCATTCATCACAAGCCCTATTTTTGGTAATGCAACCTATAGGTGTGTCCGTATTCATTGACCCAAGGGTGTTCACGTGTTAACAGCTAGAAACATGAGCAATCACGTGCAAAAAATCCTCCCCGAGCAGAACCACAAGCCGTTGCTTTCAAAAGCTGACCTTGCTGCGATAGAGGCCGATCCCGCCCTGATGGAAACCTTTTCGCGGCTCCTTGGGGCTGTCAATTTGGACAATTTGTTCCGCACCATGCAGGAACCCGACATCAACCCTGCCACTCGCATCGAATTTCAAAAGCTGCTGAACAAAATGGGCAAGCTAGAACCCGATGCAAAGGCAAACAACAGCGGTACCGGCCCCCAAGTCGTCATCAACATCACCCGGGCCAAGGATAATATGGAAGAAATCACCATAGACGCCGCCATGGACACCATACCAGATGCAACATGAGATCAATTTTGAGGTTATTAAGAGCCTCGATGACTTCTTTTACTCTGAAAAGTTCATCTCGTTAGCTGTAGGACCGGTCGGATCGACTAAAACCACCGCTGGCATTATGAAAATCCTGCACCACGCTGCGTTAATGGCCCCGTGCAAGGATGGAATACGCCGATCTAGGGCGATTTGGGTGCGAAATACCCGCGAACAGCTGCGAGATACGTCAATTCCTGACTTTTTGAAGTGGGTTCCCGACGGAATTATGGGTACTTTTCTCAAAACAGAGTACAAATTCGTCATAAAAGTGGGCGATATTGAGTGCGAAGTGCTGTTTCGGGGCCTCGATGACGCCAATGACGTGCGTAGATTGCTCTCATTACAGGCCAGTTTCTTCGTTTTTGACGAATTTAGGGAGATTCACCCCGATATTTACAACGCTGCGCAGGGTCGTATAGGCCGTTACCCCGACAAAATGATGAACGGTGTGGGGTGCCAAACGGACGATGGAGACCCGAATATGCACCTTTGGGGCATGACAAACCCCCCTGATATGGACACTTTTTGGGAAACGCTGCTCACAGAGCCGCCTGACAACGTGCACGTGACGATCCAGCCCAGTGGTCTGTCTCCTGAGGCGGATTGGACGAAATTTCTGCCCGATGACTACTACGACAACCTCGCGCATGGCAAAACCGAGGACTGGGTAGACGTCTACATACACGCTGAGTTTGGCAAGTCCCTTAGCGGCCAGCCGGTGTTTAAATCGTTCGACAGGTCGGTGCACGCGTCTAGTGAAGAGCTGACGCCGATGTACTCCGATGATCCTCTTCTGATCGGCGTAGACGCAGGGCTGACGCCAGCTGCTGTAATCGGGCAGGTTGCCTACGACGGGCGACTTGTCGTGTACGATTCACTGATTTCGGATGGGATGGGGGCGCTGCGGTTCGTGCGAGAGCGCCTAAAACCACTGCTTGCGAACAAATTTCCCGGGCGTAGCACCCTCGTAATCATTGATCCCGCGGCGTTTCAGCGTGCGCAGACGGACGAGCGCACCGTGGCTGACATTTACAAAGCTGAGGGCTTTTTGATCAAGCCTGCAAAGACAAATTCGGTTGCTGCACGCATAGCCGCGGTGGAGAAATACCTCACACGCGTGGTCGACGGTAAGTATTCGTTCGTCGTAGATTCAAACAGCGCGAACTCTCTCGTTCAAGCCTTGGCGGGGAAATATCGTTACAAAATAAACACTAAGGGCGCACGTGATGAAAAACCAGAAAAATCACACCCCTGGTCAGATGTAGCTGATGCGTTCCAGTATATGTGCCTGCACGCTGACGGCGGCGAGACTTTTGGTACGGCGTCTTGGGGCACGCAGCGTAAGGAGATAACCCGTGTCTCCGCTGGTGGATGGACCTGATCTGTTGACATGTAAGCACATTAGTGGTAGGCGGATCGTAGTTTTTGCAGGAGTTAATTTTCCATGGCGACTAAATCCAAACTCGGCGACCGAAGCTACAGCACTAAAACAGTTGGCAAAACAGGGGTTCGGGCCTCAACCGTAGCGGCGAAAGCTGATTTGAAGCGAGTTGCAAATTTTAAATCAGGTAAGGCCAACGCTAAAACGCAAGCTCAACTAAAACGCGTTTCGGATAAAATGTACAAAAAATCGCGCAGCAATAAAGGCGGCGGCGGAAAATAAAAAGGTAAGACTCTACTATGGCGCTTGGCCCAGCATTAGTTCCCGTTGCACGCGCCTCTGACCTTGAGGCAGAAGCTAACCGTGCTGCTACGGAGAAGCAAAACTCCCCGATGATGGAAGGACTCGCGTCCCATACACGTCATCGCTGGGAAACCATGCGCGATCACTACCGTGAAAATACTGAGCTACGCCTGTCGAAATGCGTGCGCGCCCGTAACATGGAGTACGAGCCGTCTAAAATGGCTGAGATACGCGAGCAGGGCGGTTCTGAAATCTTTATGGGCATTGTCAGCACGAAGTGCCGTACGGCCACCGCATGGCTGCGTGACACGCTCCTAGGCGTCGGTGCGGACAAACCGTGGGGGATAAGTGCTACGCCGCTCCCTGAGGTGCCCCCAGACGTCCAGACAGCCATGCAGGGCATCATGCAGCAGAATTTGATGCAGCACTACGCAGAGGGCGGGGAACAGCCCTCAGAGGCCGATTTGAAGCAACTGGCGGGCGGCATGAAAGACACCGCCATGCGTGCCATGAAGTTCGAAGCTGACAAACGCGTCGAGCGCATGGAGAAAAAGATGGAGGACCAGTTCGTAGAGGGCGGGTTCACCAAGGCAATGTTTGAGTTTACCAACGACGTTGCGACATTTCCCTACGCGATCCTTAAAGGCCCGATCCCACGCAAACGCAAAACCATGAAGTACATGGACGGCGGTCTGGGTATAGTCGAGGTTGTACGCGATGAATGGGAACGCGTAGACCCGTTCAAGTTTTACTGGGCGCCTTGGGGTGACGACGTACAGTCCATGCCCGTCATCGAGGTCCATCACCTTACACGCGAAGACGTTGAAGACATGATCGGTATGGAAGGATACGACGAAGATTCTGTGCGTTCTATCCTGTCAGACTTCGGTGTTGGCGGCTTCGACTGGTTGGACCACGACACCAGTACGATGGAAGACGTTACAGGCGTAGACTACGACGATGTAAGCGGTGATCTTGTAGCGGCAATACAGCTGTGGGACACAATCCCGGGCGATATTCTGCTTGAGTGGGGCTTGAGTGACGAAGAAATTCCAGATCCCCAAAAATCCTACCCCTGCGAAGTCTGGATGGTTAACAACACCGTAATTCGTGCGGTGCTAAACTACGACCCGCTGGGGCGTAAACCGTACTACGTGACGTCGTTTGAGAAAGTCCCTGGGCGGATCGACGGTAACGGCGTTGCTGATCTCTGTATGGACGCTCAAAACATGTGTAACGCGGCTGCGCGTAGCCTTGCCAACAACATGGGCATAAGCTCTG